GCTTGAGCAGTCCATGACGCCGGGGCCATTCCCGCAGGATGAGAAGCAGGTACCAGACGACTACCCCAAAAGCGGTTTGCACAAGTGCCCGCAGTGCAAGCATGAGTGGCGTGAGTAGCAAGATAGGCGAGTTAGATGGCAACCGAAACCCCGAAAGCACTTGAGGCCTTCGAGCGCTACTGGGCGATGGGGCCGGTGCGGAGCCTGCGGTCACTGGCGGAACAGGACGTTCAACAAAAGCTCAATAAATCCTCAACGGATACCTGGTTCCGGCAATTAGGCGAATGGTCAACGCAGCACAATTGGCAGGCCCGCCTCAAGCAGCGCGTCATTGACGAAGCCGAGCTAGCCCGCGAGCAGAACCGTGAACGCGCCGACAAGCACCGCCAGAGACTGCTTACCGCCATTGAGGTTGATTGCAGCAGGCTACTCAAGCGCTTGCAGGAAACCCCCAACGAACTGCTTGCCGATGACGCGGCGGCACTGGAGAGGCTGACCAAACTCTACTACCAGCTTGCCGAGCAGCCGCTAGCGGACAGGCATGAATTGACAGGCAAGGGCGGCGGGCCGATGGAGTTAGCTTGGTGGACGGACGTACAGCAGGCACAGGCCGATGACAATGGCGACAGCGACAGCAACACAGAGGGCAGCGAACCAGATACCGCTTAGCACGGTCAAACTGTTCCGCAGCCGCCCCGACATTTTCATAGAACGCGCTACTGGCACCTACCTCTGGAGCAAGCAGCGCGAAATCCTGCAGTCCGTGTGGGACAACGAGCGCACGGCAGTCAAGTCCTGCCACGGGCCAGGAAAGACGAAGCTAGCGGCAGATGCCGCAGTCGCCTTCCTGATGACGCACAAGCCCGCCGAGGTTATCACGACGGCCCCGACGTGGCGGCAGGTGCGCCGGCAGCTTTGGAAGGAAGTCAACCTCACCTGGGGGCGCTTGCCCGACGACCTGAGGGCGCTAGGGACGTGCTTGACAACCGAAATACAGATAGGGCCTGGGCATGTGGCATACGGGCTTAGCACTGATGACCCCGACATGTTTCAGGGCATCCACTCACCGCACCTGATGGTCATAGTTGACGAGGCCAACGGTGTTGATGACGAAATCTATGCCGCGATTGACACGCTCGGCGCAGGCGGCAAGTATCGCGAACTGTTGATAGGCAACCCGACGCGGGCGGAGGGCAAGTTCTACAGAGCTTTTCAGAATCCCGCGCTGGGCTACAACTGCATCAGTATCCCTGTTGACGTGACGCCGAACTGGACGGGCGAGGACGTGCCCGACGAAGTGCGCCGCGTCCTGGTGAACCCTGAGCGCGTGGCGCAGTGGGCGACGGACTGGGGCAAGGACAGCCCCATGTACCTGTCGCGTGTGAAGGCCGAATTCCCTACTGGCGCAGACAGCAACGTACTTATCCCCCTAGCCTGGCTGGAGGCGGCCCAGAACCGCGCCACAGAGGGCTACGAGCCGCACGGCGACCCGCAGATGGGGGTTGACGTAGCTCGTTACGGTAGCAACCGCACAGCCATTGCTAAGCGCATCGGGCCTGCATTGACTGAGTTAGACTCCTGGCCCAGCGATACTAGCGTTCCCCAAGTGGCGGGTTTGACCAAAGAGCACGCCGAGGCAATGCGCCAAGGCATGGATAGCAAGGTCAAGCTGCTGGTGCTGATAGATGACGGGGGTGTCGGTGGCGGTGTCGTGGACATTCTCAAGCCGCAGAGCGATGGCAGGATAGAGTATAAGGGCGTCAACTTCGGGGAGTCAGCTAGCGATAAAGAGCATTTCATCAACCGGCGCGCCGAAATGTACTGCCACCTGCGCGACTTGGCGAGGCAGGGTAACAATGACCCCGACCTGGTAATCGCGGCGACCAGTGCCGAGGCGCAGAGGTTTGCGGCGCAGGTATCTGCAATGAAGTATGAGTTTGACGCGAAGGGCAAGCGCAAGATTGAGTCGAAGGAGAACATGGAGAAGCGCAAGTTACCTTCACCTGACGAAGCCGACGCGGTAGTGCTGGCATTTGCGCCGACGGAGCGTGGGGGTGCAACTTTGGGGGTCAGTGGCCAAGGATATCTAGCAAGATATTAGTCATAGCCCCAACCCGCGCGCCCGCCTGACCGTTTCCCGCAGGAACTTGAGGCCGTTCACGAAGGTCAGCAGTCCCTGGCCTAGCGGTATTAGCTCCGCCTGTCCATTGTCATCCAGCCCAGCCCTTATCGGCATCATGCAACCGTCGGGGTGAGTGACGAAGAATTGCAAGCTATCGGCTGCGTCTTCTAATACCTGCTTCATCATAGTATCCCTAGCGCAGCCGCCAGTTCCCCGATTGATTTTTGTCGCCACTGCTCCATCTCGGCACTTAGTTGTGCTATGCAGGCTGCCCAGAGTTCGTGAAGTCGGCTAGTACCCTCGGGGGAATGGCCCGCCTGCCGAATAACCAATTCAAGCTGCCTGTCTATTAGGGGGCAGCGGCAGTCACTTGTGGCTGGTGCGGCAGTTGGCACCCAATACAATGCCAGTTCGCCAGTATCCCTGTTGCGTACAAGCCCGATGTAGTTCTTGTTGCGCCACGCCCAGCAAGTGCCAATAGTCTCGGGGTCGAGTTTGCTACCATTGCTGTGCCAATAGAGCGTACCCGCCTCCGTCTGGCTTATGAGTTCCGACAGTATCTGTTTTTCCATAGTGCGAGCAGCATAGCATGCCAACCGAGAAAGCGCAAGAGGCAATATGCCTGACAACGAAGACAAAAAGCAGACAGGCCCTCCGGTCGGCAAGTCCGGCCTGGTGGCTAGCGAAACATGGGAGGCTTGGGAGCCAGGGCCGTACAATGCCTTCCCCTCGACGAAGAAGAAGACTTACGAATTCTCCCTCATGTCGCACAAGGACGCCACGGTCAAGGCCGCCCTCCTGATTGTCCGCTTCCTAATCCTGAGCAAGCTCGGCGGCTACAAGCACGATGACGAGGCCATACAGGAGCGCGTTGACGACCTGCTGGACAAGATAAATGGTGGCGTCAAGGGCGTCATGCGCCGCCTGCTGTCGGCTTTGTGGGCTGGCTACGCAGTGCTGCAGCCGGAGTGGGAGACGGGGCCTGAGTGGTATGTGTCCGACTGCCCGCTGCTACACCCCCTGACGTTCTTCGCGCAGAACTCTGATGCCGAAGGTATCAAGCTAGATAAGAAGCTCAAGCGCGTTACTGAGGTCACGCAGTACGAGCATAGCGATGAATTGGGCGCTAGCCGCGATGAGACGGTCACGCTACCTATCGCAGCAGTCATGTACTGGCCGTTGCTACAGGAGGCCCGCGAAGAGGTCTATGGCAACAGTATGCTGGAGGGTGCGCGGCGAGCGTGGTTTTCCAAGATAAAAGAGGAGAACTACTGGAATACCTTCGCCGAGAAGTGCGCTTGCCCGACGCCGGTATTCTGGCTGCCGAATACGAGCATTACAGATGCCAGCGGCGATACCAAACAGATTACCGAGCTAGTAATCGAAGCCTATGAAGGCCTAGTGCCTGGACAGGCTATCGGCATTCCCGTTGACCCCGACATGGCGCATGACATGGATGTCATAGTACCCACCGGCGACGGCGAGGCCTTCGAGCGGATCTGCAAGTACTGGGACGGGCAGCTATACAAGGCTATCCTGACCCCGCGCCTGCTGCTGGAGGAGCCTGAGCACGCAAGCAAAGCCCAAGCCAGCACCAACCTAGAACTCTATACCCAGATACTCGACGGTATCCGCGAAGAGCTAGGCGATGTGGTGATACAGCAGTTGGTCAAGCCGCTCCTGTTCTACAATGTCGGCGAGCTTTATGATTACGGCGAGTGGGAGTTTGAACCCTTCGACGAAGCCGACGTGGAGTTACTGGCGCGGATATACGAAATGGTAGAGCGGGGCAAGGCCAGCGCGGTGCAGTCTGGAGGGCAAGTGCTGCCGCCGGATGATGTGAAGCTGCGCGAGACATTCCCCGACGTGTACGCTACGCCTGAGGAAATAGAGGAGTACCAGGAGGGGCAGCCAGTAGAGGTACTGCCGCCGGATGAAGGGGAGCCGGAGGAAATCACTTTCGGCGAGCCGGAGGAAGCCGAAGAATAGCGGGCGCGGCAGGTAGCTGACTGCCGAACGCTAGCCGACAGGTGCCATCGGTAGTCACCGAGTTCGAGCCTCGGCGCGCTCACCACATACAGGGGGAAGCAATGACGCAACGCAAGCTCCAGCAGATAGTCAACAAGTGGCAAGCCATTCTCCGCTTGCAGGATTGGGAAGTCGAAGCGGTAGCAGTGCAGGCAGAATATACCGACCTGATAGACGGGAATACGGGGCTATGCGAGCGGAGAACAAACCACCACATAGCGCGGATTACGATAGCAGTAAAGCAGTCGGCAGAGAAGGTTGAGGAGGACGTGCTCCACGAGCTGTTACACGTCAAGCTCGCCCCGCTATGGGCACTGCACCTGAATCTGCGAAGCCTGCTGGGTTCTTCGGCACAGGAACTGGCGACAAGCTGCTGGACTGATACTGAAGAACCGTTTATCAATGACTTGGTACAGGCCTTGCTGGGGGTACACGGCTATGGCTGCTGAGGGGGAATTGGAATGGCAGTGCTAAACCTGACAATACCAATAAGCGTCAAGCGGCCCTGGCCGAACTTTGCAATCAGTAGAGGCCCGCTTAGCGTAGCATGTATTAGGATACGCTTTCGGCCAGCGGCGCGGTCGTGGCGGATACAATGGCAACAGTATCTTTTCCTGGTGCTTCGTTGGGGCCGTCATATCTGGTACTACTGCAGCGATCCCGCCTTGAGCATGATTCCCAAGGACAATTCCTGCGCGATAAGGCGGCTATTTGCACCAAGGCGAGGAGAATAGCAGTGGTAGCAGCCATTGAAACCCTCTTCGCCAAACCCCGCAAGACCCGCCGGCCTGTGCTGGATGAGCAGATACAATCTCTCCGCGTGCTCCTTGAAAAAGCCGACCATGAGTTCTTCGACGAGTGTGCCCGCGAATACCGGCGCACCCGCGAAGCCGTGATGATAGGCTACGTGTACTATCCCAACTGGCTATGGCCGCAGCTAGAGGACGCCGAGGGCGACGTTGTGGAGGCTGGCTGGGGGTATGGCAAAGAGAACGTGCTGCGGCGGCTTAGAGGCGAACCTGTGCGGATATTCGCGCCAGGCCCAGCAGATATACCGCCGGAAGCCCGGAGTGTGATAGCAGTAGCCGAGAATGCTACCGTGTACCCGCGAGAAGCCATTGACCGCTATACTGCCACGCGCATACCGCCGCTCAAGTACCAGACGCAGATTAGGCGGCGGCTGCTGGCGCGCGACATAGTAACGGAGGGCATCGGGCGCGGGGAGGGCGTCCGTGGTATCTCAAACGCGCTGGAGTCAGACGGCTTCGGGCGTTCGGCATGGCACCGTGAGGTGATAGCGCGGACTGAGACTGCGGTGCTATTCGAGCATGGCAAGATGTCCGAGTATGTGGCAAGCCCTAGCGTCAATGGCTTCCGCTTCGACGCGGTGATAGACAATCGCACCACCGTAACCTGCGAGTACATGGACGGGCGGGAATTCCGGGTAGAGGACGCGAACGGGGTAGAGCCTCCGTTGCATTTCGCCTGCCGCTCGACCACCGAACCCATATTCATCTTCGACGCGCAACCCGACTGGCAGCGCGCCGATGCCGTGCTGGACGGGGCAAGCGCGAAAGAGAAGCCCTTGCCTGGCTTTGGCGGCGTTGACTATAGTATAATGCCTCCACAGGGCACACCCGCAGACCTTTACCGTGCCTTGAACGCTAGCGAGAGTGCGGTAGCAAAGCAGTACGCTGCTGAGCTTGAGGCGCGGGCGATGCAGATACGCGAGGGAAGAGTTCCAGCGGTGATAGAACTACCCGAAAAGGCTGTGCCTAGATTCTCCACCACTGCAGAAGCGCAGGAATGGCTCGAAGACCATACTCTAATTACCTGCAACTTCGCCGATGAAGGGATGCCGCTTGAAACAGCACAAAGCATTGTGGACAGCACCGCCCAGATGGTAGGGCGGTATCCAGTGCTGAGCGAGAAACGCGGTACAATGTGGGCGTGGGAATTCACGGGCGATGATGTTGGTGTCTGGGCGCGGGCCTCGGGTAAGGATTGGAATGAAATCGATTTGAGCAGTGTGGCCTTCACGGGTTCGCCTTCCAAGCTCCGTAAAGACATACAACGTGCGATGGACATCGGTTTTCATGTTGCCAACGGCGCTAATGCTGGCCATCTGGTGACGCATGAACTGGGCCATACAATCGAAGGCGCATTGAGGGCAAGGCACCCTGAACATTGGAAGTCAATACGCGACTGGGCGAGCTTTTCCAGCGGTGAGGCAACGCAGATTTCGGAATATGCGGCAGCAAACGCTAGCGAGATGTTCGCTGAAGCAATCGCGATGATCGAATTTTCGCCGCGCAGTACCTGGACGGAAGCCGTAGAAGTGCTTGAGAGCATCCTGCTGAATAGGGGGATACTGGTGCCATGATAGGCCCTGCACCCATCTGCTTAGACTGCAAGCACTATCGGGGCCAGACTAAAGGTTTTGGCCTCAAGTGCAAAGCCTTCGTTAGAGGCATCCCTGACGCTATTCTTGTCGGTGGCAACAAGCACCGCAAGCCCTACCCAGGCGACCACGGTATCCGCTTTGAGCCGCGCGAGGAAACCCCTGCATAATGTACCACCGCAACTCTGACCTCCCGCTTCCCGTTCGCCAAGTGCTCAACAGGCGCGGCCAGGGTGCGTGGAGACTCATATACAACCAGGCAGTCAAGGACGGGCTATGCGAATTCAACGCTAGGAGCAAGGCCTGGCGGGCGGTGCAGAAGCAGCGCGGGTGTACTAGCTGCGGCCAGGGGAGGGCGTTCTTCAACTAACGGGGGTATTGATATGGGAAGCATCATGAAACTCGACGGGTTGTTCTTCATCTATTACGAACGCCCACATGGGCCGGGTGGTCGGTTGATTGACGGAGCGACTGGCGAGGTAATCCCGGAGGACCCGTTCTATGGTGTAATAGAAACATTTGCGGCTACTACGCCTAGTGACCGAATCCAACGAGCGATTGATGAACTGCCAGAAGACGTTAAGCCCGATAGTCTCATTACCGGCAATGGCGAAGACTATGATGAGCTAGTTGGGCGGCGACCAGTTTGCATGTTTCACGAAGGGATGGGCGTTCCTTCGTATCTATTCGGTTATTCACCTCCTGAACGATATGCTTATGAAGCAGCGCATCGGGCTGCGGTTCCCGCCTGCAACGCGGCATTGACACCTTGTTTGTGGCCTGCTTACCAAGCTGGTGAGGCGGCGGTGAATGCCTATCGTCGCAAACAAGCTGACTAGTATTCGTCTGGCCCCGACAATCTGAGAATACCAAGAAGCTCCCGTTACTCGACGGGGGCTTTTTCTATGCCAGGAGACTGTACCCCATGCCCGTGCTCAAGTGCAGCAACCGCAAGTGGCGCATCGGCGACGGCCCCTGCATGTACAAGACGAAAGCAGCCGCCGAACGTGCGTACGCAGCTTATAGAGCAAAAGAACATTCCCCTCAAACAGGAGTTGATGCTATGCCAAGCCACCAGATATTCCTCAATGCTTTGACGCCGCACCAAGTTACTTGCGAGGCCACGGAAGACGGCAAGTGGCTCGTGAAGGGCCTGCCGCTAATCCGCACGGGCACCTGGAATGACAAGGACTATAGCGCCGATGACCTGCGCGGCATGACCGAGAACTTCAAACAGGCCCGCGATGACGAAGGCTTTACCCCTGGCCTCTGGCCGCAGCATAACTATGACCACGACGGCAACATAGTTCCCCAGAACGCAAGCAACGCCCTCGGCTTCTACCAAGACCTGTATTTCGATGAAGACACTCAGACAGCCCTCGGCGATGTAGAAGTCTTCGACGAACAGACCGCCCGCGACATGGAGCGTGCCCGACTGCGCTACATTTCCGGCGAGTTCTGGCGCGACGAAGACACCGGACTTTCGACCAGAGGCGCTGCGTTCGTGCCCGATGGTGCAGTCAAGGGTATGCCGTGGCAGATGGTGATAAACGCAGCAGACTACTCAGATGGACAGCTTAGCAACGACCCCACAAAGGAAGGAGGTAACAAGCCTATGACTATCTTTGAAAAGATAGCGGGACTCTTCGCCGCCGCAAAGGACGAAGACCCCGAGGTTCTGCAAGGCGCGCTCGATGAATTGAAGCAGGAGCCGCCTGAGAAGCAGACGCCAGAACTGACCACGCCGGATACTCCCACCACACCCGATGCAGCCGACCCGACGCAGATGGAAATGCTCCTGCGCCGCGCCGCCGCAGAGCGCAAGGCACGCGAGTCGCTTGAGACGGAAGTCAATGCGCTCAGGCAGCAGAACGCGGGCATTCTCCAGGTACAGCGGCACGACCTCGCCGGTCACCTAGTCGAGGAGTGGCGCAACAACGGCTGGGTTTCCCCAGCTTCTGTTGACTATGTGCAGCCGCTCGCTCAGTTCTGCCTCAACTATGACGGCAAGGTTGAGGTGCTGTCTGGGGCGGGCAACGTCGAGCAGAAGCGGCCCATTGACGTATTGGCCGAAGCCCTGCACCTGACTAGCCCGGCCCAAGCCCTCGGAACGCAGAGCGGCATCACTTGGTTTGGCGACGCAGACCCCAGCGCCGAGGACACAGAAAGCCAGAAACAGACGGGCAAGGATATGGCCGCCTTGGTCAATCAGCCCAGTACCCCTAAGGCAGACTAACCAACACCCAAGGAGGTGAATAAATATGCCTTATGACATGTCGTATGATTCCGACGAACCGGAACTCGGCGACGTATTCCAGAGTGTTGATAGAACGCTTGGGATGATGATCGGTTCTGATGCTCGTGACCCGCTCGATAACGATGAGTACCTGATACCACGCACTACACCAATGGCTCCCGTTCGCTATGCAAGCGAAGAGGTTGGGGCCAATACCCACGACGCCGGTATCTGGATGCCAATACGTCGGGCGCTCGTGACCGTGGTTGATGATGGCACGACCTTCACGGTTGTGGATGCCGACCCGTTTCACACTGGCGACCACATCATCAGCATTGACGACACCGGCCCCGCCACTGGCGGCGGCCTCAACTTGGCGCTGATAACCGACATCAACTATACCACCAACCTAATCACGGTGGCTGCAACGGCAGGCCTCGCCCAGGACGACTGGGTAGAGGTTTACGAGAACTGCTGCTGCACCGTCGCCGTCGGAGTGCCGACGAGCTGGCAGATTTCCATGCTCAGCGGCATGCTGTATAACCCCCACGACAGCCGCATCAAGGCCTCCGCGACGAGCGGTACGGTCATGCCTAGCACTGTCGTTACTCACGGTAGCATCCGCGAAGCTGACATCAACTTCTGTGATGACGCCACCGACGACATAATCCTTATCCCGCAAGTGGATGGATGGAGTACCGCTAGCGGCGGCATACAAATCATAACCCTGGAGCACGGTGACGAAGCAGTAGAGTTGCCGGACTACTGGGCATAAAAGGAGGTGAAATAGTATGGCTGTCCCCGTACAACTCAGACCAACAACCATAACCGCGCTCTGGAATAACTTCACCGATGTGGACGCACCGCTCGCCAAATACTTTCCGGCGGTGCCAAGCAAAGGCCCAGGGCCGATTGTGACATACGACATCCACAACTATAGCAGGGAACGCGCTCGCATCAACACGCGAACCGGCCCGCCTTACTATGAACTCGGCGCGACCGAGGAAATAGTGACGTACATGGGCGAGACGTGGCGCGACGCTATCCGCATTGATCCTGAGACGCTGAAGGACATGCGGAGGCCTGGCTCTAGCACAGAGAATCGCGCTAATTACCAGGTTGCCGATGACATCAAGTCATTGCGGCTGCGCTATGAGTACTTCATTGAATGGTTGCGCAGTCAGGCGCTGCAGGGCGTGAAGACATTCTATCCGCCGGGCCTCGATGAGACATATACGGAGTTGCTGCTTACCTCTACGACCTGTCTCATCACTGCCAACGCCTATGACTGGTCAACTGCGTCGGCTACGGAAGCCGCTGCCCGCACTAACCTTGAGGGCATACGCGGCGACTTCGAGGCCGCTCGGCTGGCGCTCGCTGCTGTCGGTTGCGTCGTTGATAGCGTGATTATGAACTCTACTACTCGCGCTAACATTGACCGCAACGCGATGGCTGCCGGCATTGACTGGCTGTCTGATACGGTATTGGAGGGTGGTTTCGTCAAGCGTCTCTTCGGCGTCACCATCGAGACTAATGACTTCACGTATCTGCATCCTATCACTGGCGTCACGACCAATTACTTCGCGAATAACGTTGCGGTCTTCGTTGACAGCAACAATGCGCGATGTGGCCGTGGCATGGTAGAGTGCGAGGCGGTACACGTCAACGCACCCGCAGGACACACAGGTCTGTACTTCGATAGTTGGGAGCAACAGGAAGCCCCTGGTGCTATCAGCGTCAACGGTGAATGGACAGGCGGCCCGATGATTGCGGTGCCGTGCAGTGAGTACATTCTCACCGATGTGACCACAGGCCCGTAATAACTCGCCCCTAGCAGGCAAATAATAGGGGCGGGTAGTGCAAACTCCCGCCCCTTCTTACTACCCCATAGCAAACATATAACAGCAAGCACAAAGGTGCTAATCATGACTCAGGCAAGAGCAACGTCACGCAATCAAGGCGCAGAGAACGTAGGCCACAGGTTCATGGTCTGTGTAGAACATGACGGCCACCCCATCTATGCTGGCTATAGCTCTATGCAGGCGGCACTGGATTTCGCCTGTGAATACACTGGTGGCACGCTCAAGTTCAAGGAAGAAGACCGCAAACTAGACCGCGGTCGCGACATGGGTAAGCCGACTATTCTGTACCGCGTCCATGCCGACGGCCAGAGGGTTCCGTGGCACAATATTACACGCAAGGGCCATGATGTAGTAATCAAGGCTACCGCCGAATACAAGCAAGAGCAGAAGGCGCAGGCCGCACGCAGCGAGGCTGCGCGGGAGAATGCTCAGGAGGCGGCTGCAAAGACCTTCGAGACCCGCAAGAACGACATGACTGAGATGGCGGGAGCCATCGGCGCGGGCATTGGCGACAAGCTCGGTGAATTCATAGACGCACTAAAGGACGTGCAAGCAGATGGCGACAAGCAGGAACCCAAGGGGACTTAAGCGCCCCAGAGACGGTAGAGGCCCAAGGCCAGGTGGCAGGGGCGCAGGCCGGAATACGAAGGCCTGTCCTAGCGGCGGCGCTGGATTCGGGCGGGGAGGCGGGCGCGGTGCAGGACAAAACCGCTAGGGAAGCTAAGCTCGCCGACCTCGAAAACGCTAGCCGCCAGCAGCAAGACCGTTTGGCGAAGTTGTATGAATCGTTCAATGGCAAGCCCATGCCCGACGAACTCAATGGCGGCGCAAACCTACCCAAGGAGCAGCAGTAATGGCCTTCTCTGACACGACAATGACTACCGGCCACTGGTGCAGCAGGCAGGACTGCTGCGATGTGCTCCATGACCTTGAGCGCATGATAGACGCCGACGAACTGCTCTTGAACCGCTGCATCCTGTCGGCCAGCGGGGAGGCGCAATCGCACCTGCGCGGGCGCTACCCCGATAGCTGGCCTTTCGGCGCGCCGCCTCAGGAAATGCGTGCGGCGGTTGCAGTTATTGCCGTCTATCGTGCCTTCCGAGGGCGCACATTCTCCGGCGGTTCGCTGGAAATCAGTGACCGTATCGCCGAAGACGCTAGCGAGGCAATCGGCTGGATAAAATCTATCGGCGACAGCGAGGCCAACTTGGACTTCCCTGAAGGATTAGGCACACATACCACACACGTTGCCGCAGCCCCTAGCGGAGAATTCGGGTTCACTAGATAATGGCTGATGACTTCGACGTAAAAGTTGAAGGTGCCGAAGAGGTAGGCAAGGCGCTGGACAAGCTGGCGTGGGCCGTGACGCCTCGGGGCATGGGACAGGTGCTAGGCGACATCGGCCTGGTACTCAAGCGGCGGTCGATGAAGTCCTTTCGCGGACAGGAAGCGCCAGAGTTTACGGGAGAAGGGCCTGGTGGCAATCGCTGGGAACCATTGGCGCTATCCACTATCAAATCGCGAGAGTTCTACCGGAGCAAGGCCAAGAAGAGCAAGGGCCACCTAAGAGAACGTAAGACTAGGAAGAAGGGCCGGGCAGCCAAGACGCTGCAGGACACCGGAACCCTCCGCAGGAGCATAACTACCGATACCAGTTGGAGCAGTGCGTCGGTGACAGTGGGGACGCCATTGGAATATGGTCTTTATCAGCACGGCGGCACAAAGCCCTATACGATAGTCCCGAAATCGGCGAAGGCCCTCAGCTTTGTGAGCGCCTGGGGCGATGTAGTATTCACCAAGAAGGTTCACCACCCTGGCCTCCCCGCTCGCCCCTTCCTCGGCTATGACAAGTCGGACATCGAAGGCATCCTGAAGCTGATTGTAAGCCACCTCGGAAGGGCAGCGGGCTAAATGCAGATTGTGCAGATGAAGTTACGCAAGGGTATCCCGCGCAGCCAACTGGAAACCGAAACTATTGAGTTCGTGCAAGCGAATCCAGGCGCAGATGCCTTCGATGTATGTGAGGCCCTGCGGATACCCTTTGCCTTGGCGGAGGAAATCATGGCAGCACTAGCGGCGCGCAAGCTCTTGAGAGGCGCGGTGGAATAGCCGATGTCAATCCCTATCCTGACCTCCGACTTCTGGGATGTGCGAACCGACTGGATAATCCGCAACTTCACCAATGACGAAATGCTGATAGAAGACCTCGGCGATGACGCCACGGTCAACATTTACAAGGGCTACCCCGTCCTCGGCGTGGACAAGTTTGCCATCTTTGTCTATCGCACTACCAGCGACGAAGACGAGTACAGCATGGGCGGCGACAAGGTTGCCATGACTGCTACTTGGGCTGTAGTCTGCATAACGCGACTCGCGGGTGAACCGGACATGCTGGAGCAGTACATTTCGACATTCTCCGCGAACGTCCTGCGTTGCCTGATGCGCCACAAGCAGCAGCTTGACGAAGACGGCGACACGCTCTGGACAATCGCCACCCCTGGCTCGTCCGATGCCGCCTCCGTTCGCGATGAAGAGAACCAGCAGTATGACGTGGAGCTAATCCCTTACACCCTCTGGTTTGAACTGATGCTCGAAGGTATGTAAGCCCACCTAAGCCTTTCCAGACCTCCCCGACAAGGCACCCATCGCTGGGTGCTTTTCGCTTTTCCAGGAGCTGATGAATATGCCACTGATGCTAGTTGTACCCCGCCTGCGCAAGTACGCGGCAGGCGACATCATTGAGGAAGACGATGTTGAACGGATGGCTACGCGGTATAGCTGGGCAGTGGCTGAAGTTTCCGACGCCGAGGCCCAGAAAGCCGAGGGCGAGGGCAAGGTCGAAGTCCTGCGCGGCGTGATAGACAAGCTCGCGGCCAAGGGCAAGAAGAAGCCGAATAAAGCCAAGCCTGCCGTGAAGCCCAAGCCCGAACCCGCACCGGAACCCCAACCTACTGAGGAGGTGAAATAGTATGGCCTTTGTGGGAATTGACGAAACAGGCGAATACAACTTAGGCGCAGCTAACATCCGCTTCGACCAAGCACAATCAGGTGACTTCACTCACCCTGAGGGCGACGGTATCACGCACTATGATGGAGTCGGCGGCCAGTCGGCGCATAACTACCCCGGCGTCAACTTCGGCGGCACCGCAGAGACGCTTCTGCAAGTGGGTACGTTGCTGACTGCGCACAGCGTCCGCGCGGCTATCAACCTACTGCCGCCTGTGATTACTTATATTCAGGGCGGCCTAGTCAACGTCGCCAACAAAGCCAAGACGCAGACCACATGCTACATAGACAGCGTAACCGTGGCCTGCGAAATCGGCGGTTTAGTTACCATAACCTATAACTGGGTTGCGCTTGAGGAAGCCGATTCTACCGTAGCGGCTGCTGCCGGTGCCTCCAATGTTGCAGTCTATTCGTGGCATCGCGGCGACATTACGATGGGCGGATTGAACTACCAGTGTGAGCGTTGGGAAGTCACGTATAGCAATAATCTGACGCCCGTATGGTCGCTCGACGCAGGCACCCCAGACGAGGAGCGTTGGGTAGAAGAGTATACCCCAAGTATGCCCGAGGTGACTGTGAGCGCAGACTTCCGCGCCGATGTGCCGATTGACCTCACCGCCGACGAGCCGGCACCGTTCCGCTTCATATCAAGCTGCACCAACGGAACCTCCACGCTTGCGATTACTGACGCGGCAGGGCAGGGCTTTTACCCGACTACTAGACCGCTTCCGCTTACAGGCGGCGGCGATTCGGTGGTCTATAACGTGACCGGCGAGCTTGAGCATGATGATACCTGTACGCTAGCCGCTGGCAACTTGTTTGACATAGCGTAACGCAACCAACAGCGAAAACACAGCCACCCCAGAGGGGGAAAGCAGCATGAGAATAGGTGACCCACAGAAGATAAGGGTTGATGATGCAACCTTCCTGACTGACCTCAGGTGGGGAGAATTGAAGAAGCTGCAAGCAGAACTGAAGGCCCTACCGGATGAAGATGAAGATGCCAATGCCCACATGCTCTTTATAGAGGCCAAGCTCTTGAAGTACATCGTCGGGTGCGAAGGGCTTGAGAACGAACAGGGCGAGCCTATCGAGAAGCTGACCAAGGGCATATTGAATGAATTGCACGGCATAGTCATCAAGCGAATCTTTGCTGCGCTTTATGCGCTTGGCGAAGCGACCGAGGCAGTTGACGCGGCGGGAAACGGATAGAGTTCGGCGTGCTTGCCCGCAACTGGGCGGCAGGTCGGACTGTCCGTGACGCTCCAGCAGAGATGCTGGAGTTTTGCTTGCTTGACAGGCTAGGCGGGTACACAGCAGAGACACTTGACCAAGTACCCGCTAGCAAGGTGCGCCGCTGGCTGATAATGATGGAAGCTGAGGCCGCCGAGCAGAAGAAGCACGACCCGAATCGACCTAAAACCCCAAGAGGAAGACGCCGATAAATGGCCGCAGGCAAGAACTTCAAGGTCTCTATAACCCTCAATGCGAAGGACAAGGCCTCGGCGGGTATCAAGGCCGTCGCCCGCAGTATTCGCGGTATGGTCGCGGGTGTTGCTGCTCCCCTCGGACAGCTAGGCGCTGGCCTTGGCGCTATCGGTAGAGTTGCCGGCGCCATAATCGGCCCGATAGTCAACGCGGGCAAGGCGCTATTCAACTTCGGCGTCCGTATAGTGACCTCCGTAATCAATAAAGTGCGCTCCTTGATAAGGTGGCTTCTGCTGCTAGGCGCGGCGGTAGCCGAAGAGTTTGTCCGCCGCTCAGTCAATGCCTTCGCCGACTACGAGCAGGCGATTGTCAACGCGGCATCCGTGACTGGCTTGATGGGCGATGCCCTCGCTAATGCTACCGATGAGCTTTTCAACTTCGGCCTTGAACTATCCCGCGCTAGCAGCAAGACGCCCGTGGAAATCGCGGAAGCCTTCTACGCATTGTCCTCTGCGGGCCTGAGCGTCAAGGAAACAATGGCAGCGACCTCAGGCGTCCTTGCCCTGGCCGAGGGTACGCTTGCCGACATGGGCATGACTGCTGAGCTTGCCACCTCCACCATGCGAGCCTTCGGCTTGCAGGCTACCGACATGGACAGGATTGTCAACGTCCTGGCGGCGAGCATCGGCACCAGTCGCATGAATATGGAGCGCCTGAGTCTTTCGCTGCCATACGTGGCAACCTCAGCGCAGCAGCTTGGCCTCTCGCTTGAGCAGACCGTTGCCGCGCTAGGTGCATTGGTCAACCGTGGCCTTGAAGCATCCACTGCCGGCGCTCAATTCCGTATGACGCTGGCGAAGCTAATGAATGTCACCAGGGAAGGTCAGAAGGTTCTCGCCAAGTACGGCCTTTCTGTCGCCGACGTGAATATCCAAGAGCGCGGCATGATACCCGTCCTCAACACGCTCAAGAAGGCGGGCCTCGGTTTCGCGGATATGCAGAAGTTGGTGGGCGTCCGTGCTGCCAGCGCCGCTAGTATATTGAAGGACAACATCGGCGAGCTCGTGAACATGGAGAACGCGCTCAAGGGCACCAACCGCGCCTATGACATGCAAGCCCAGCAGATGAACACAGTGCAACGGGCTTACGCTGTGTTGAAGTCAACCTTGCAGGAGGTACAGATACGGTTCGCCGCCGCGCTGTCGCCTGCCCTACGCCGCGCTACCGAGCGATTGCAGGAATTCGTGCTCGGGCTACTTGCAGCGGGCGCAGCGGAGAAGGTAGCCGACTGGCTTGCCGACATGGCTAACCGCGTCATGGACTTTGTTGATAACATGATAGAAAGCGGCAAGGCGACGGAGATGTGGAATACGCTAGTCAAGAAGATAACGATGGCTTACGTGTTTGTGAAGAGCCTGCTGCCGAAGATGGGCAAGATAGTCAAGGGCGTCATGGAGTTCGTCGGCGAATGGCTAAAGTACGGGGCGCAGTGGGTAGTGTATCTGGCGGCCTCCTTCTACAAGGAGTTCCCCAAGATAGCCGCGACCGTCATCCCGATTCTTGTGGGCATCGCAAAGGCGCTCCTGTGGGTAGTCGGTATCGGCGATGCCGTGGTGCGCACGTTCAAGATACTGACGAACGTAGTAGGTATCGGCATGACTGGCGCGTGGTATCTGACAACTGGCGCTGTGTTATTGTTTACTCAGGCCCTTGGCGGCCTTTTCCGACTACTTGCATTGATGCCATTGATAGGCAAGTATTTCCAGCCAGGGGTTGATGCTCTGGATGATATACTACGTCCGATAGGTGCGCTCAGAGACGCATTCGGCGAAGAATTCATCCGGCGCAGCAAAGACCTTGCCAAGAACATGAAAGACCTCGCCGACGCAGGTGGCAAGTTTGAGCCGCAGCACGCGTACCTTGACAAACTGAAGGCTGCTGGCGAGGCATGGGCAGGCAAGATGGATACAAGCGGCGTGATTGTACCGCCGCGCCCTAGTGCCCCAGGCGCAGCAGGCGGCCCGCCCGTGACAATCAACATCGCTGGCGGCATATACGGCGTTGACGAGCTTGACGATGTGATACAGAAGGCCATCGGCGATAGTATGCGCACGGCGGGGTATTCGTACTAGTGACCTGGCGGGGTTCCCGTTGCAGTCCAGGTTGCAATCAATATCGGCCCCAGAAAGATAAGTGCAAGCAGTAGCAGGCAGCCAACACTGCACCCGATAGCAAGCCCGAGGCCCCAGCCGAACCCTTTCTTTACTGTATCATCGCCTGGTGCTTGCGGGGTAGGCACGGGCACATAGACAGTTTCCGGTTCGGCGGCAGGTGACACAGGTTCCGCACCGCCTTCAGTGACCGACGGATATTGACTTTCAGGTGCCTCCCTTGGTGGTGGAGTGCCCACCTGCTCTTTGCTGCGCTGCATTTCCCGCAGCTTTTCCGGGTCTATCTTGCGTGCCATTGGTATCCCTCCTAGCTGCTTATTCGCCGCCGACCTGACAAGCCCTCCTTGAAAAGTGTTTGTTTTCGTCTCTCCCTGGGGTATAATCAATCTGAGTGTGGCAAGGCTGTTTTTTTACTCAGTTTGATTGAGGCCCTATCTGGTGCAGACTTGCTTCACAGCAGGCTTGCCATACTCACAGATAGGGCTTTCTGTATTCCGGGGAGAGAGTACGATGAAAGAGACAGTCAAGCAGTTTGCGCGGTGGCTGACAATCCTGGCCCTGCTAGCCGCCATCGCCTGGGCCGGAGCTACGATATTCGGCAAGGTTACTTACAATCGCGGGGTAGCCGAGCACGTTGCCGAAGAAGAAGAGGGTTGGGCCGCTTACCACGAGCATCAGGCCCTCGCCACACAGTATCCTGGATGGAGTATCTGTTTAGACTTAGGTGAGTATATGCCCAAAACACAGATAACGAACGCAACTGCTCTGGAAGTGCATGGGCATTTCAGGGACACTTACCCAGGTATTCACAAGCGTCTGGCAGATGCATGGTCAATGTACGAGCGGTATACAATCAGCTATGGCCCCATCATGTTGGATTTTGAGTTCTTCTGGCGATGGCCCTATACCGCAGCAGAAGACGTTGCCATGCAAGCTGCTATACGCTTTCGTATTCCATTGGCCGGAGAAGTGACCTGGTCAAGCGGTTACATGAGTAGGGAT